TAAGGTCAATATCAGTATCAATTAACTGACTCATTAAATCAGTTTTCTGTAATTTAATAAATCTTCCTGTATCAACTTTACTCATCACAACATAAGCATACACATAATAACAACTTCTCAATAATCTTGTTAGCGTTCTTTTATCTTTAATTTCAATTCTATTCGTTTCCATTTTAACCTACTTTCTATAACTTACTTCTATATTATTAAACTTGCTTGTCAAGTCTTTTTTTTAAGCATATCTACATTTATTACTTCTACCCCCTAACATTGAAAACCCATTATAAGCACTTGATATTGGGTAATGTACTTTAGTATTTAAGTCTTTAAAACTTTTTTCTTTATAATTCAATATCTTTTTTACTTTTATTTCTTTTTCTTTTTTAATCCAAACGATTGCCTTAAATCGTTTTCTTGGCTTTTTATTTAACATCATTAAACCTTTGTTTAACTTGGTTAAGGGAAGGTAACAAGCTAATCTTTTTATCTTCCATTATTACAATCTATATTATTAAAACTTAATTGCAATAGCTAATTTCAGTGAAATGTGGATAACCTGTGGATAACTTTTGTTTCATATAGTGAAACATTTGGGGGAAGGTATTGGCTCAAAGCCTAGAAAAAAGAAAAGGGCGAAGTTTAAACTATTCCAAAAAAATGTCAAGCAAATAAAGTGCGACACATTGTCGCAGGCCCAGGTCCTTCGGGCATGAGAACAAAACGAGAACACCCATTTTCCTAGAAATGACCAAGCGACCACCCCCCACCCAAAAAAATCTAAAAGTCTACTGTATATATAATGCATCAAAAAAAATTTTAGCAAAAATTTAGACTTTTTTTCCCAGGGAAAAGTTTGCGGCAGATAGGATGCCCCCTTTAAATTGCGGGGAGGCGCGTTATATTTGAGAGAGTGAACGCTACTTAATCCTCCCCGTCTTACAGGAGACGTGTGGCGTGAACCACACACAACTATTGTACAACATTTACTCTTGCAATACAAGTATAAATGTTGTATACTACTTCTATGACTAAAGCAACTAAGATGCAGCAACCTGACTCAGAGATTAAGTTAACTCCCCAGCAGGAAGCGTTCTGTAATGAGTTCATAAAAGATCTCAATATCAAACAAGCCGCCATAAGAGCAGGCTACTCTGAGAAGCACGCAGCGAATAACGCATATAAGTTAACGAAAGACCCTGCGATTGTAGCAAGGATTGCCGAGCTAAAGTCTGAACAAACAAAACGTACTAAAATTGAAGCGGACGATATACTTAGGCGCCTAGTACGTATCTCTGAAAAGACTGAACAAGAAGGAGATTACAACGCGGCTATCCGCTCCTTAGAACTTCTCGGTAAACATCAAGCGATGTGGACTGATAAGTCTATTAACGAGACGACTGTAACAAATGCGTTTGCTACAGGAAACTCACAGGAAGATATAGCCAGAGATGTTGAGCGTCTTAAAAGGATAGCAGCACCTAAAATTAAACAAATAAAATAAGGATACAATATGCCAGGAGCAAAAGTAATAACTAAACAAAAGAAAGCGTTTAAGGATTCGCAGACTCGTAGAAATATGAAGAACGCAAAACCTAGACCGCAACAAAAACAAAAACCTAAAAAGAAAAGTTTTGTAAGTAAAATCAAAGATAAAATTTTTGGTAGTTCAAAAGCTAAAGCTGATACTATTAAAAGAAAAGACAAACCTAAGAAAGAAACTTCTAGAGAAGCTAATGCAAGAGCTGCAGGTGTTACTGGCAAAATGCCAGGAGCTAAAGACAGCCAACTTATGAAAGCGGAAGCAGCTAGAAGAGCAAGATCAAAATCTAAAGCTGCTAAGAAAAAAGAAAGAGATAGCAGAGCGGATGCAAGAGACGCTAAACGTGGTGGATTTATTTCCGCTAATGCAATGAGATCTTCTGCGAAGAAAGCTAACAAAGCTCAAGCTGATAGAAAGAAAAGAAAATCAGATGAACTAGTTTCTAGAGGAAGGAAATAATATGCCAGGTACAATGAAAAGAATGGGTAAAGGAAGTTTTGGAAATCCATTTTCAGCAGGCGCAAGCACTATGAAAAAGAAAAAACCAAGTGGGAGATCAGCATCACCTTTAAAGAAAAAGAAAAGAGCTCCTGCTAGAAAAAGAACAATGCCAAAATACTAATGTCTAACCAACGGAAAGACATGGGCGTTAATGAAGCTAGAGATTTTGTTCAAAGCAAGTCTCAAGACTTTGCAAAAAAATTAGCACTCGGTGCATTTGCTATGGGTATAAATAAAATACCAGGTGCAACCGAAGGTTATCAAAAGATCAAAGAGAAAGTTCCTAAAGGTTTCTCAGCGAGCTATGATCCAAGCAGTGGTAAAATCAGTGCAGGATTTAAAATAAAATTTTAGGGAGGAAAGCATGGCTATAAAAGAAGTTAAGTCACATCCAGTAAATGGTCCTTACAATAACACTAGGTATACATCTAGTGCTAAAGCAGGTAAGAATGGAACATATACTTGGTCGACTCAAGCAGAAGACTATGACTACAATAAAGGCGTACACGTATTTGATATTTATAATTTACCAGATGGTGCTACACCAACTATTGGAGAGACAGTCAAAGTTTCGAATAAAAAGAAATAGAACCAACTAACACAGGAGATAGTATGGGTACTCGCGTATTAACGCCAACACTAGAGGAATACGACGCGTCCAATCCTCCGACAAACCTATATATGCAGTTAGCATTATGGGGCGGAATTGCGTATGTCGTTAACAAGTGAAGATAGGGATGCAGCCACAAGGCTAGCCATCCATCAAGCAAGGGACGATCTCTTAGCGTTTGTAATGCTAATGAATCCTTCTTTCAGTATTGGTCCGCATCACAGAGTGTTGTGTGATCAACTAATGAGATTAGAGAAGGGTGAGACGGATCGTCTCATGATCTTCATATCACCACGTTCCAGTAAATCATTAATAACATCTACATACTTTCCAGCATGGGCGCTCGGCCGTAATCCATACTGGCAAGAGATAGCAGTATCACACAGTGATGACTTAGCTACAAGATTTGGACGTGCTATTCGTGACATCATAAACACGGATGCATACAAATCTATATTTCCACAAATAAATATTCGTAAAGATAACAGAGCGGCAAACTCATGGGCGCTTGAACATAAGAAGAAACAAGCAGGTTCATTCCTAGCAGCTGGTTCTGGTTCAGGTATTGCAGGGTTTGGTGCGCACTTGGCAATCATTGATGACCCTATATCAGAGCAAGATGCCTTTTCAAAGACTAGACGTGACAGTTTAAACTCATGGTATGCTTCAGGTTTACGTACAAGGCTTATGCCTGGTGGTAAAGTCGTACTAGTTATGACAAGATGGCATGAAACAGACCTAGCAGGTTATTTACTTGAGCAACAAGAGTCAGCTCCAATGGCAGATAAGTGGGAAGTAGTACGCATACCTGCCCTAAATACCACAGAATCTTTAGAAACTTTAGAACCTGCGCGTAAAAAGCTAATAAAACAAGGATATTTGTCCCAAGACTTTACTAAATTACAGCTAGGTGAGTCCTTTTGGCCTGCACCTGACAAAGAAGGTGGGTTTTGTTGGACAACTTCGGACATAATTAGGACTAAAAACAACACGCCCGGGTTTAAGTTCGACGCATTGTACGGACAATCTCCTTCATCAGAAGAAGGAAACATAATTAAGGCGGAATGGTGGCAGGATTGGACTAAGGATGACGCACCTGAGTGTGATTATATTATACAATCATGGGATACAGCGTTTTCAACTAGGACAACAGCCGATTATTCTGCAATAACTACGTGGGGTGTATTTGGGGATGGGATATCTGCCCCCAATTTATGCCTATTAGGTGCGGAAAGGGGCAGATGGGACTACCCAACGCTACGCCAAAAGGCAATAGACAAGTATGAACAGCATCAACCTGACTCAATACTCATAGAAAAGAAGGCATCGGGGCAATCCTTGATACAAGACTTGCGAATGACAGGACTTCCTATTTTTGAGTTTAACCCAGACAGAGATAAAGTGGCAAGAGTGTACGCAATTACTGCATTATTTCACAATGGTAGAATATATGCACCGCATGACAGAACATGGGCACATGAAGTCATGGAAGAAGCTAGAGTATTCCCAACAGGTAACCATGATGACTACATGGATACAGTATCACAAGCTTTATTGTGGATGCGTAACGGCGGTTACATAGAGCATAGTGACAATACATGGGTTGACAAGGCAGAACAAAGAGTATATAATAGAAAAGAAGCAGCATATAG